ATCTTTAGTAGCATCGGATTTACCTTGCTCATAAAAATGTTGCGCTATTTTGTCAACGTTTTCAGCGGCATACATAGCTTTGTGATAACCTTTAACATCTTTTACATTACCTTTATCATCTAAGAACCTCTTAATTGTGTTTGTAATATTCGATTGTTTAGTTGCAACTTCATTAGGATTTTTAACTCCGTATCTAAATTTTTTTTCACCAACTTGAAAATCAAAACCTTTGAATTCATTAGTAAAATAGTTTTTAGTATTAGACTTAAAGTCCTCATGTTGTTGTTGAGCTGTGTTTTGCTCTTCATTATAGCGATTGAAAAAGTCCATTGCTTTTTGTTGGTCTTGTGTCACACCAGGTCTCAACTTGATTTCCTCGTAATATTGACTTTTTAAACCATCTAAATGCTTTCGGGCTTTAGCAACCTCTTCTTTATACGCAAGTTTCTTTTTACGAATCTCACGCTCCTCGTCCACTTCTTCATCATATGAAAAATTATCTTCAATTAAAAAGTTAATTTCACTTGAATCTAAGTGTGATTTGGCTTGTTTATAATACTCTCTTAAAAGAGTATCGTTATCTACATTAGAATAATCAGCATTTAATCTTACATAATCTTCTAATGTTCCACCTGTTTCTTTCATAAAGTCTACGACTTTTTCAATGTTCTCAGGTAATTTAGCTACTTCTCTTACCTCTTCAGGTGTAGGAGCAATAACTTTTTCTTCGATTTTTTCACCTATTTCTTGTATTTCTTCTTCAACTTTTTCTTCAATAGGTTTTACTTCTTCTTCTTCTTTAATTTCAGAAACTGGGCTGGGCTCTGGTATTTGTTCGTCCACTTTAGGGCTATCTCCGGTTTGTTCTTCCACAACCACCTTCTTTGTTTCTCCGACTTGAATGGCATCTGTTTCTTCTGTTTTAGGTTTTGATAAATCGACTTTAATAACATCGTCTTTTACCAATTGTTTAGGCTTACGTTTAATTTTAAACGTGCCTTCTTCTTTTACTTGTTCTGACATAATATAATATAATAAAAATTAATAAATAGTTTATTGCGGTTCAAACTGCTCTAAACCAAATCCGCCTAAATTATCCATACCCGCTGATTCAAAATCTGTAGGTAACAAGTCATTTTGACGTTGCTCAATCATTTTAGATTGTTGCGTTGCTTGTATTTTAGTTCTTTTATCTTTACGATCTTCTATAAATTGTTCTTTTTGTCTATCTGTATCTACTTTAGCTTTTGCTAATTGCAGTTGATAATTAAACTCTTCAGCCATTAATTGTTTTTTAATTAATGCTTCTTGCTCCATTCTTTGTATTTCAAATTGAGATTTAGCTTGTTCGATTTGTATTTCAGTATTAGCTAAAGCTTCTTGTTTTTGAACTTCATTTAAAGCAGCTTGCTCCGACTGTTGCATGTTTGCTTGAGCTTGCGCTTGAATCATTTGTTGCTTTTGTGCTTGATCTCTTTCTTGTTTTTGTTTTCTCTTAAGTTTTAACATTTGATTGGCTAACTTAAGATTTTTTATTTGTCTAATATCTATAGCATCTTCTAAATCTATTCCTTGATTTTGTAAAGCTATTTGTATGTTTTGCTCTAACTGAGCTTTTTCTTCATCATCAGGTTCAAGTTCTAAATATATACCAAAATCATGCAAATTTAATTTACTTATTTCTTTTAAAGTTTCTACATTATAAGTAGATATACTTTGTTTTAAAGAATTAGCTGTTAATGGAAACATCAAAGCATCTGCAACTCTTAAAGAAATGTTTTCACAATTTCTAACTGTAAGATATAATATAGCATCTAATATGTGTTTAGTCGCTATATTAGAAGCATTGGCAGCCATTTTTTGCAATCCCACTAACGCGTCTTTGTCTGGTAAACTGCCGTCTCGTGCTTCATTGAGACCTGTTACGTCTCTTATCATTTGTAAATAATACTGATATGTATTTATAAGTGATGCTATTTTTCCGTTTGAACTAGATGTTTGTAATTCTTGAATAGGTACTTTACCTCTGTTAGGATCACCGTCTTGTGTTAAACTTCTACCAACTATACTACCAGTTTGGAAATACATATTTAACGCTTCCTGTGGATTATAATTAGTACCATTACCTAAATCAACTTCTGCTAAACCATCAACATCTACGAATACACCATCTGGAACCATACGTTGAATTACTTGTTGTAATTTTAACGATGTTAATTGTATCATATCCGCAAAACTAGTAACACGACTTACTAGGGATTCTATACGCCCTTGGTACAAGTTAGGCGCACAAATATTATAGTTCATTTTAACTTTTGTAGAGTCAGAAGTAGGTCTTGTCATGTTTTCAGCTAATTTCCACTCTAACATTTGTGGAACACCCATTACTTTAGCGCCGCTAAATAAAACTTCTATAGACCTTGATACTCTATCAAAATTATCACTTTCAGGCGGGTTAAATGTATCAGGCTTTTCTAATGTTTTTTCTAAACCTGTGTCTGTTTTTTTGATTTTAAAAACTTGATCAATAAATGTTTTGTATTCAAAAAATAATATTTGAACTAAATCGTTATCATAATTAGGATTTGCTATATAACCGTCGCGACCAGGATACCTAACCATTTGCTCTAATTCTTTATCTGTAAGATATGGAAATCTTTTCTTTATTTCAGCTAAAGTCATAGATTTTATTTCACCTACGTAATAAGTGTCTTCAAAATTAGGATCATTAGTGTACGAATAAACTAAATTAGCAGGATCTACATAATCAACAACAACTCCGTTAGCTTTGTTAAAACTCGTTTTAGAAGCGCCTATACCAATAGTTACTATATCTTCTATTATTCTTTTTTTAGTTAAATTATATTTATTATTAGCTAAAACATTATTAATAACTTCTTCTTCGGCTATTTCAATAGCTTGCTTGTAGCTCAATTGCATGTGCAATTCTAATTCTTCTTGTGTTTTAGGTAAATTAGCTGGAGCGATATTAGATGCAGAAAAATCTTGACCTGTTGTTTCTTTAGCTTGTTGTATAAGTTCTTGACCATACATATCTTCCATTAAATTAGTAACGTATGTTGTTCTTTCTTTTAAAGAACCAGGGTCTTGAGAATAAGCTTTTATATCATATTCTTTAGCCGCAATACCATTTACTACTATATCTACAAATTTAGGTATAATAGGTACTGGTTTCCAGTCTAAATTTAAATAAGATAAATCACCGTTTATAGATAATTCATCTTTATATTTTTGTACGTTTTGCTCTCCTCTAGCATATAATCTAAGATTATGAAAATTTTGGTAACCTGTATTCCATCTGCTTCCATTAACTCTACCGCCTCTAAACCATTCATATTCAATAGCTTGCCCAACTAATAATCCATATTCTAACGTTTTCTTTTCCTGTTCAGATACCATCTGATCTGGAAACGCACTATTAATACCAGTGTTTAATTTCATCTATTAATTATTTTTGATTCATTGCCTCTATTGTCATACTTAGAAAAGTTTAAATTTACAGGTTGTTTTATAACCTCAGCAACGGGTCTATATTTGTTTTTATTGCAAGCCATGATTGCTAAACCAGAGCTTATTGATGCATCATGTTTTGTTCTATTGTTTATATCAAAAGCAGCCCAATCTTCTAATGTACGTTGAAAGTACATTGTTCCATATTGTTCATTGTTATACCCAATAAACATCTCTATATAAGCTTCAATAGCAGCAGCATGTGCTTGTTTAACGTCTTCGCTTGAATTAGGTATACCACCTATTTCTTTTTCTGTTACAGATAATTTATGTATTGTTTTATCTGGTCTGTTCATAGAATAACCTCTATAACCTCTTCGTTTAAAATGATATAATAATCTAGGTTTGTTATTCTCTGCAAGTATAGGCATACCATAAAATACACAAGCCATAAGTACATCTTCAAAAAATATTTCAGCAGTCTGAGGTCTAGCTATGTATTCTAAAAAAAATAAATTAGGTGGAGCGTCTTCCATGCTAAACTTAGTTAATCCATGCAGTGATCCTTTTGATCCTCTTCCATCAACAGTTCCAGATATATCGTAGCTATCACAACCAAAAGCTCCCATATGATCATTACCAGGAAACTTTCTACCATTTTTTATAAGAACTCTATTTTGTTGATCTTTGTTTGGAACCCATGAAATATAAAACCTACCTTGGTTACTTGGAACAAATATAACGCTTGTATCTTTAATCCCACCTTCCCATTGAAAATTACCCTGCGTAACAACATTAGAATGTTTTAAATCTTCATTGTAATCTATTTGTTCATAGATCTTTGTAAGATTAAACAGTGATTGTTTTGTTTCATCTCTGAACGCATGTTTCTCAGTACGTGGAAATTGTCTATATAATTCATTAAGCGCATCAGGATCGTCCTTAAGGCCTTCTACTTCATTCTCCCAGTGTTCTATTACACCTATTTCAATCGGGAAGCCATCAGGTCCCGTCTTTTTTTCTTTGGGTGTCTCGAAGACAGGTAAGCCATAAGAATCAATGTATCCTTCGTAATTCCACTCCATAGGAATGAACAGGCTATATAATCCCGAGCTAGTCTGTCCGTTGCGGTTTCTTCTGGTAACGTCTGAATCATCATATATTTTTTTATAATTTCTACCCCCTTTGTCTAAAGCATTTGACGTTGAACCCATCATACACTTACCTATAATTCTAGAACCTAATCGTAAACAAGTTTTTGTAACCCTCCAGTTGTTTAATATATTATCAGGTTTTTCCCATTTACCAGATTCATCGTGTACAAGTAGTTTTAATTTTTCACCATCATAACTGTTGTCTCCAGTGTTTTTCCAGTCAATAGTTGTATCTAATCCTTCTAGTTCTTCTAATTGTTCGTTACTATCTAGTTTACGTCTCGTAAATCTACTAGCAGGAACTCTGTATGCAAGTTCTGTTTTTGGTCGATCCATACCGTCTTGAATCGGTTTGAAGAAAAATGGATAGTTGACGGAAATTGGTACGATTTTATCGGTAAACATTTTCTTTGCATCAGCCCCAGACTTTGATAAGACACCGTATCTAGCATCACTAGAGATAGTGGCAAGGTTGACAGTTTCGCCTGATGCCATGAATGAAAAACCAGACCGTCTGTTTTTAAGGTAGCACATTCCGTAACAACGTGTATCTGCTTTACAAGCTTCCCAGAATATATAGAATAATCTGTTTGCTTCCCTAAAATCTGCTTGCCCAACATCAATCTTGGACCACTGCAAGTACATGTAATGAGTACCAGTAATATAAGTAGCTTTACCTTTATTAGTGAACCAATAGCCTTCGTGGCGCCTAGCAAATTCTCTATCAATATATGCATACCATTTTTCTTTAAAATCATCTGGATATTGTTTCCAATCAAATATTGTTTTAATTTTTTTTAAAGCTTTAGGATATTCGTGGGTTTGCCACTTATTAGCTTCAGTAAAAACTTCTTTTTCTTTTGGTAGTGCTATTTTTAAGTTTTGTATTTCATATACTTCACCAATCTGACCTGTTTTAGATATAACAACAACATCATATTCTTTATTATATCCATAATCCCACTTTTTAGATTTGTTTAATCTTTTTATAACATGTGGCTTTATATGATCAATTACTTTGTATAAAGTTTGCTTGTACATTACTTGGATCTTCTTTCTGCAAAACCTCCAAAAGCTTTAGCTTTAACTTCTTCTTTTGGTTTTTCATTTATCATATCTTCTTCTTCTTTAATACGGTTTAGTATTTCAAAAGCATCAAATATAGCTAACTTTTTAGTTGCAGCAGCGTTCTTTAATCTATCAGCAGATATATCGTCATCAGAATCTACAATAGCTTCTTTAGCTACCTTAATTAATTCTTCAACCGCTATGTGCCCAGCGTGGATTATATTCTTCTTCGTTTCCTTGACGTTCATGTTTAATTACAATATCATTTGATTTCATACAATAGAGACGTTTGCCATCAACGACAAAGTCATATTCTCCATTAGGTGTGTAACCCACAAGGTCTCCCTCGTTGATTCCTAG